GGTTTCTATGACTGGCTAGTGCCCGATACTTACGCCTTTGGTTATCCGCCCAACCAGTTCAAGATCCACCTCTTTGCAAGTAACCGAGGTAATAATCCGACGAGGACTATCGCTAGAGATTATTCGGATCAATATTTTTCAGTATTCCAATATTTTGACCCATTGCAGTTGATTTTAAAGTTGCAAGTTTATTGGCTAAATCTTGAGTAAGCTCTGGATGCTGAGTCATAGCCACAAAAATATCATTTGACTGATTACCGGGAGGTGGAGGAATTTCTCCCTTTAAAACTCTCATAGCATCGTCTGGATTTTCTAATACATATTTAGCAGCTTTAGCAAGTCTTTCCGGCTCTTGGCCTGTCTTATATGTTGTAAGCCCAAGTTGATCTATTTCTTCCGGCGTGGCTTTCCCTACAACACCTTGCATACGCGCTTCAAGCCGAGATACTTTTTCTTTACCTTCGCCTACTGGCAATTGTTCACGGGGGACTTCGACTACTTTGGGTTTTACTTCAACGGGTTTAAGTTTAAGTATAGATTTTTCAACTGTCGGAATTTCTGTAATACCAAGCTGTTTGTAAGCAGCCAATTTGTGTTTACCATCTTCAACACCAAACTTATTACCTTCAGGAATAACAGTTAATGAAGGTCTACCGCCAGCACGAATTTCTTCCCTATAAATATCAACTTGTCTTTTGTCTGGTGCGCCTTCATGAGAAATTAAGTCATCTGTTTTTCTAATTGTAATTTTAGCGGTTACCTGCTTATCTATAACTATATTTTGCTGTTGTTTTTGTGCTTGAACTGCAGTTCTAATAAATGCCTTACCTTCTGCAGTTTTTTCTTGACCACTATTTATCACGCCTCCTATAATTTCTCCAGGCGTATTTTCTCCATCTTTTACCTTGGGTAGTATTTTTTCTACTACAGATACCGATTTTCTATTTTTAAAGCCGATTAAATATTTAATCGTAAGACCTACATTTGGAATATCAAGATTCCCTGCTGCTTGAGTAAACCCCATACCAAATAATGATCCCCGTTCAGAACTTTCTTTTTGTTCTTTGGTTTGTCCACCGTATTTAGAAAAAAGCTCAGTAAATTTTTCAGAACTTGCCTTTTCTTCCTTTAAAGTTTTATATTCCTTTTTAGCTTTTGGATCCCGTTGGACTTTGATATATGCTGAAACATCCTTAAAAGGAGCAAGAAAAACATTACCAACATCTTTTGCTGTTTGTTTGACAAATTGTTTCCCTTGTTTGGCAACCTCTTTTGCAATAGGTTTACGTTGCTCGAAAAGACTTTTCCCTTTTGAAATAAACTTTTGGGCTGGTGTAGGCTGTTTTGGTTGTGGTTGAGATACTTGTTGTGGTTGATTAAATTCTTGCCAAGTCTGAGGCTGAGAAATCGGCTGTGTATTCCCCTGTTGAAAAGACTGCCATGCCTGATTTGCCATTATTTGCCTCTATTTTGGTTGTACCAAGCTTGAATTTGACTCGCATCCTCTACGGGTTTGCCATAATACTTGCCGGGAGTAGAAGTTGAATATAATCTATAAATATCTTGTAAACTTAAGTAAGGTGCATATTGCTGAACAAGTGTTGGAAATATGTCTGACCCACCATAATTAGCATTAGCATCAGATATAAATTGGGATTTTACTTCTTTAACAGCAGTTTGAGCACCTCCGCCGCTTGTACCTTGGACATTCCCGATTATCCCTAAACTCTGCTTATTAACAAGATTCCCGTTACTATCAAGTGCCACCGCGAATACTTCGCCATTTTCAGAGGTGAAAGTAGAAACAGAAACCGGATTATTCTTTTTGTTTTGGGCACCGATTGCACTTTGAATCATGCTACTTGAAATGCCAGTGGATCTGGTAATATTAGCAATATCTTCTCCTGAAGCGCCCTGTAGCGCCCCGGCATTTAATAGTGTGTTAAATTGGCTTAGTGCTTGTTGAGCTTGCTGAGAATTAATATCAAACTGTTTAAGCTGTAAATTAAGCTGAGTTTCAATATCGGCTTTGCGAGTAGCAATCTGGTTCTGTAGATTTGCATTATCCCTACTAAACTTTTCATCTATTTTTTTGATTCTGCCGGTCATAGTAGCTTCCGAGAGATACGGATTATCTTTTATCTTTGATACTTGTTCGGAGTATGCTTTGGCGTTTGCAGCAAGTGTGGCTTCAAAATCTTTAATTCCTGATGATGCAAATAGGTTTTTGTAAATGTCGGGAAGATTAATAGCTTCCGGTGCTTGAAAGCCTACGCCTGCCCCACTTGTTCCTGAAGGCGCTGATGGCCCGCTCGACGCAGAATAAGCCGCAGGTTGAACGCCTGCGCCAGCTTGTCTCTGTTGCTGTAAATAGCCTTCAAACTGTTGAGGGGAGACGCCTTGTTGGGCTGCTGATTGCCTGTTTACCTCAGCTGAAACTGCTTGGCCAGCGCCTTGCTGATTAGAAGAAGGGTGAATAACTCCGGGGTCTGATAAAGTTCCGCCCCACCACTGCCTGCCCGAGTACCAACCACCTTGCTGAAATCCACCGGCGGGCGCTTTAATGTTTAACGATTCCGGACTGTATGTAGCCATATTTAAATATCAAACTTTCCCCGGAGGTCTTTACTGCTTCCTCCTCCGAACATATCCGTTACTTCAAAAAACGGTTGTATCTTTTCATATTTAGCATTCTCCCTAGCAATCTTGCCCCATGCAACCGCCAATATCTGCTTTGCCTCTAAACTCTTAAATTGCGCACTTTTATCATTCTCCCCTTTAGATTTAAGTATAGCAACTGCTTCGAGTTCAATAGCTTCATTAGCTTCCGGAGTAGAGGAAGAAAAAACTGTAGTGTCTGCATCTTCGTCTAAATCGGCAACGACTTTTATTCCCCAAACGTGAATGTTGTTACTCCCCAAAGTTGTAGGGATAGGCCAAATAAAAAACCTTCGCCACTGATTTGCCCACTTTTTATCAGTGCTGTCAGGATTATCTTCTTTCCAGTTCAAATAGTCATCAAAAGAAAGCGGGCTTCCGTCAGGAGTTTCCCCATATCTATCATCATTGCCGTCAGAATCAAGTATTGTTAATTTCCAAATAGAATTAGATCGCCAGTTAGTAGGGTAGTCGTAATACTCCTGATCTACTTGGGTTGAAGTCTTTTTAGCATCTTGAAGTTCCGGCCAAGGGAACAATCCGGCGGCTTTTCTGTAGGCGCGGTTTATTGCGCGGTCAATTAAGTTTGGGGAGTAAAGACTGCTTTCATCACCAATTGTTAAATCATCCTGTATTGCTTCCCGAATATTTGCAAGAGTTACCATAACTAAAGATTAAAGGATGGTTTTATCTTATGGCAAGAGTTATATTCCAAGGCGATTGCGAAAAATTCTATATCTAAAATCTATATCGCTAGTTCCACTATTAGATTTATTTATTCTATCAAGAACAAAATATATATTTGTTGCGTCAGCATAAATTCGATCTGAAACACTAAACCCTGCATCTCCAAAAAATAATGGCATTTGAGCAATAATCCCAGTGGTATATCCTACAAAATGGGGTGAATATGATAATCCATGAGAAACGGCTTGAACTTTTCTATGATAGTAAAATGTCCCCAAACCTCCAGTCTCAGAATGATAATATTGAGACCAATCAACGGTAACAGTAACAAGATCTGCTAAATGATATTTCAAAGTATCATAATCAGAAGAATAAATTAAATTATTAGGGTCTGTTTCTGTAAGTACATTAAATCCAGGTTTTGCTATTATTATTTTATTTGTCATACTGATGGTGCTTCAAAAACATAATATTTAATGTCTACATTGTAATTTGAGCCAGGTCTAGTAAAAATAAAATATAAATTAGTATCATCAGCTTCCATACTAAAAGTACCATAACCATCACTTACAAAAGCTTGATTTGTAAAATCCATAGAATTTGGTGGTGCTATATACCCATCAGGAAATTTGGCGAATCCATAAAAAGTAGGTACAAATTCTAACCCATGCGCTAAAGTAAAAGTTTTGGGGTTTGCATTAACTGTTTGTGTTAAAAGTGTTCCTTCAGCTAGAATTTTAAAAGTGTTATAAGCAGAATGAAATATAAAATCATTTGGATCAGTGGAATTTGCATTTTCACCAGATTTTGCTACTCTAATTTCAAAAGCCATTAATTTATATTATCGTAAAAAATAAAATAGCGTGCTAATAAACTATTAGTACCTGTACGATTTCGAATAGTTAATGTAGTAGTACTAACAT